TAGTTGCAGTTAAGTTAGATACATTTAATGTAGATGTTTCTAAGCCAACAGAACCACCCAGTGCAGCAACCTGATAGCCATTCTTGAATAACTTAAGTAAGCCTTGGTCTGCATAAAATTCTAATGCATTTTTACGATTATATTCATCAGAGCCAATACCGAAAATAACATCAGCTTGTGTATTTGCATTATATTTACCAAATATAATTTCATCTGAAACATTAGAAGCTATAAGACCTCTACCATTAACCATCATAATGCCAGTAGCATTCTCAAGATAATGCGTAGAACCACCAATTAAGATATTACCACAAGTATCAGAACCATTTAATGTATTAAGGTCAGAGCAGAATAATGCATTAGTATTTGCACCATTCATAATATAGTTAGCATCAGCACCGATTAATAAATTAGAGAATGATTCATCTTTGATAATATTATAATCAGAACGGATTAATGTATTATTTGTATTACCACCATTTGCGCTAAATAAGTTATAAGTAGATTGAATTAAAACGTTACTACCATATAAATCTCTAGCTACTGGTTCCATACTTACGTTATTCTTAGAGAATAACATTTTATCAGTATTATCAGTATCTAAAACATGATTATCTTCACCAAAGAAATCAACAGCAACTTGATGATATTCATCAATTCCATGCTGGATAAATATTGGAGATTCTACACCATAATATTGAACAATATTACCAGAAGTTCCACTACTACCACTGCTACCGCTACTACCACTACCAATATAATTTTCGACAACAGCATCTCTAACATCTGAAAAATCTATAACGCCAGTATATTCTTTGCCATAACCTTTTAATAATAAACCAACGTTATATGTTACAACCGGTTCTTCAATATAATTTTCTGGTTGTTCAATAGAAGTTAAAATATATTGATACTTATAATCATTATCTTCATCTTTCTTATTGACTGTATGAATAAGACCAGCTGCATTCCACTGTTCTTCTATCATATCTGCATTATAGGTATCTGCTACCATCAATGTCTTTGGTGTTGCAATGCTTCCTTCTTTATTAAGATGTAAATCCGCAAGAACAGACTCATCTTCACCAACAGCAAGGCGCATACTAGGACCATTATCTTTAGTCTTAAGGCCATTATTAACAAGGGAAATCTTTTTAGCAATATTTAAAACTTCTTGAGTCTTTTCATCATCTGGATCAAAACCTTCAGAAGTTTCAAAATCAAAATCATGATCAGCAACAGTCATTCTAAGCTGAAGCTTTGCTGCAACATACTTATTCTGGTCTTTTAATATCTGAATACCACCAGCAAATATCTGAGTTACTGCGTCATATTCACCATCTAACTGTGTCAATGCAAGAAGAACTGGTTTTTGTGTTTTATCAACATTAAATGATGCATCATTTGTTTCAGCATACTGTTTAGCAATAAGGCCAACATGTGCAAAAGATATATCATTACCATTATCCCAAGAAATAGTAGTTCTATCAATATCAAGTTCATATGTTCCATAAGGGCTAGTTCTATCATCTACAAGCTCAAGTGACGGAATATAATGAATTGGCAAAACATTATTACAAATATCATTTACACATTCATCATATTTTTCACGGTCAACTGGAGCAATCTTCTGATTACCCTTAGTTTCATAGCTTACATTTTTAAGACCTAATACAACATTAGGACGTTCAATCAAATTTTCTAATGTAAGACTCTTATAAGTTGCAAATAAACCCGCATCTTTATCATTTAAATCTGCAACTGGTGGTAAACCTTGAATCAATACTGCACCAACTACAGCAAATCTAACACCGTTTTCTTGGCTGACCAATAATCTACGACCTTCTGTCGTAAAAATAAGCTTGTTTTTCTGTTCTGCCATATTAAATAAACCTTATAATGTTTTCTTTTTATATTATTTATAACCTTTTTTACTATACTTTGGCAGTCAAAACTATAAATATTGCAATATGTCTGTGTTTATTTGCAAAATTTGTGGAAAAGAATTTATCGAATCTAATGCTTTTGCTCGTCATATTAAAGAAGACCATAAGCTACAAATGCAAGAATATTACGATAAATATTTGAAAAAACCTGGTGAAGGCCTATGTGCTGTTTGTGGCAATCCAACTGAATATCTTTCTACGACAAAAGGATATAGAGTTTGCTGTTCTGCCGAATGTAGCAAAATATACAAAAGAGAAATCGGCAAGAAAAAGATAGAAGAAGCTAAAGAAAATAACGAATCAGTTTCAATGAAATGTGAAATCTGTGATGAAATTATTACTGCTCCTGTCGATTTTAAATTAGAAAGTGCATTTAATGCACATCTTAAAGAAAAACATAGTATTACTTATTCAAAAGCTTATTATGATACCTACCTTAAAAAAGATGAAAAGGAAGGTATTTGTCCGATTTGTAAAAAGTCAACTTCCTATCGTGGATTATTTAAAGGCTATGCAAAATTCTGTTCAAATGAATGCTTTGGCGCTTCAGTCAAAAAAGATGAAAATGGATTTTCTTCACATAGTTCTGGAATAGTTGCTGCACTTAGACGTTCTATTGCAGCTATTACCGAAAATATAAAAACCAAATACAAACACTTCTTGGCAACAGAAAATAAAACAAAGTTATTTAAGATTGGTGAAGGTTTTAATCACAAAACAGTTTCTTCCAAGGAAGTTGTTATAACACCAGATAATGATAAGGCTTTAATAAGAACTGAAATTTCTTGTAATCAGGAACAAAAGCAATATACTGGAACTCAGACTCGTTATATTCCAAAACAAGAACATTGCACTACAACTACTTATATTGATGACATCATAGATGACGGAAATTCTATGAATGAATCAGAATGGTGCAGGTAAAATTAAAGGTATAAATAAGATATGGAAAAACTCTGGGAAAGATTCTTTTATGCTTTAGAAGATAAGAATTCTGTTAGTGGTTTACAACGCCTTGTAAACAATGCAGAAACTATGTCTTCTTATTTTGAAGCTAATGGAATTCTCTCTGAAGCAAAATTAAAATTAGGTGAATTACAAAGAAGACATAGAAAAATAAATTTGTCTGCTCATAATAGAGATATTGACAATATTCTTGTTTTTGTTTTTCTAAAATCTATCACCACAATTCCTACAAAAACAAAAGCATATCGCTTAGGATTAATTGACCGTAATGGAAAACTTATAAAGAATCCAGTAACACAAGAAGAGAATGATGCTATATCCAATCTTGATTTACTTATGTTTAAATTGAGAGAATGGTTACGACCAAAAATGTATTGTCTTGCTTCTATTAACTGGATTAGAGGTTTATATAACGATAAGAGAATCCAAAATTACTTATTAAATACGGACTATGTTTCTAAACAATATGTTGTTAGCCGACTTAATAATGAACTAGATACAATATTAAGGAAACATTAAAATGTGTTACTATCCGCCATTACCACCGAAACCTTACTGTCCAGAATGTGAAAAACGTAATATGAGCGATTTGATGAAATATGGATTCAATATCGTAGACGGTGCATATTATTGGACTATTGTTCCAGAAGTAAAAGCATGTTGTCCTATTAAAGTAAGAGTTACCAATTCTACATATAATGAAATAACGTTAGAAGTAAATGGTAAAACTTATGTAAAAAATAGAACAGAATTTATGAAATCATCATGGCGAGATTATGATTCTTTTTAATGAAAAATTTAATAATACAAAATACTTAAAAAGCTTATTCAATTCATTGAATTTTATGTATTTTGATAATTCATTACCGGAAATACCGGTAATTATTGTAAATAACGAAAATTTAAATGGCTGTTTCAAATTTGATTTCGATTTTGAACATAAACTGTTAAAAAATCCCCGTATAGAACTTTCAATTATTCATAATTTTAACTATACTGCATTAGAAAAAACATTAATTCATGAAATGGCACATTATAAGGTTTATTTAGGTTTAACTCCTGAAAAAATTAAAGAAGCCTTTGCTGCTTACGATAATAATGACTCCGATACTGTCGAAAAATTGTTAGAAATTGGCAAATATGGGCATATTAATACCTGGAAATCAATAATTTCTGAAATAAACCATAAATATAATATTAAAATAGATATCGGGAAGTATTAATATGAAAATAGATGAAGCATTAGATATTTTAGAAAAATGCGGATATGATATTAACGAAGACTTTGGTATTGGCGTTGGTGGACCTTGTGGCTTAGACCAAGGTATTCCACATGGCGGTGATGGTAAAGGCTGTTGTCCTCAACGTATGGGACTTTTATATCAGCGTTCCCCATACAGTGTAAATCCACTGTTTGCTGGTGTTCCTGCGGCTCATCACCCAGGCTATTGGTTAAACCAAATTCCAAAGAAAAAGAAGAAAAAGAAGAAAAAGAAAAAACGTCGCTTATCAGAATCTTTTACTGCAGAAATAGCTGATAAATTGGAAACATTTGCTTGGACAATTTATAAGAAGCTTTTCATGAAAAAAGATTCTCAGTTGTATAAAGCAGATGAGTTTGAATTGTATAGTGATTTTGATAAAGGATTTACCAGTGATAGTCATTCCACACACAGAGCTGCAGCTGCAGGTCACTTCTTAGGAATAATTACTAAGAATTTCTTGCGTGAATATTCTATGCTCGATGATGATGCTAGTAATAGTGATATCAAGGCACTGTTTTCTAAGTATTTGAAGCAATTCAAGAAAGAAATCAGTAGTCCTTGGTATAAGGATGATAGAACCTGGTCTGAAACTATTTAATTATGGATTTAAGATTAGAACAGTTAAATATCTTGATGAATGAAATTCGACTAGTTATTGGAAACAAAAACTGTCCAGAATGGATTGTAAAAAGACTAGGCGAAGGTGTTAAAAAAGCTAAATCATTAAATGAAAATGATGTATCAGCTAATAGCTCTATGCCAGAACCAGATTATACATTACGCCCATTTAATATTGGGGAAGAAGTCTTGAGCACCAAAGATGGTGATGAATGCGTCTACCAAATCATAGAACAAAGTGACCCTATAAATAATATAAATCTTTATACGATTAAAATTATTAAAGGAAACAAAAATAATCCACCAGGATATATTGTATATAATGTTCCAGAAACGTTGCTAGTTCATATCAAAGGGAAATAATAATGGCACGACACATTAACAAGAGACATCAAGAATTTATTAAACATATACAACAACGTATAGCTTCTCGATATAATCATAATAGTAGTTCAAATACTCCAACATTTGATACTGACCAGAAAACTCCAATCGCACCAGAAGTTATTCGTCATCGTATATATACACGATTAAATAAAAATAAACCTGCGGATATTCCAGCTCCAACACCAGCTGTAGAACCAGCATTAGATGCATTTGAAAGAGAATATCAAGAATTCATTGCTAAATTAAAAGCACAAAAGGAACAGAAATTAAAAGAAATTGAACAGGTTGATGTTGTTGAAGAACAGGCTCCAAAGAAAAAGAGAACCAGAAAAAAGAAAATAGACGATTCAACTGAAGAAACTAAAACTAAGAAAAGAAGAACAAGAAAAACAAAAGAAAAAGTAGAGGAATAATATGCCAGATTTTTCAAAAAGATATAATCAAAATGAAATTGTAACTGATTACGATGCACAACGTGCTGCTATGGCTGGTCGTGTATTACCAGTTAGACATAAAAGTTCTCGTCCTTCGATTAACACATCAAAGTTCGAAACTGAATACCAAAATTTCATTAAAAAGTTGAAAGAACAAAAAGCTCAGGAACAGGCTCAAGAAACAGTTGTTGAAACTGTTGAAGAACCAGTAGTTGAAGCTCCGAAGCCTAAGAAGAAAAAGGCTAAGGTAGTTCCAGTTGATGAACAAGTTGTTGCTGACACTGTAGTTCCAGAAGAAACGCCAGCTGAAGAACAAGCTGAACTTCCTACTTTCGACCTTGATTAATATTTAAAAATATTATTAAAAAAACCGGTTTTTAAACCGGTTCTTTTTTTACTTAGTATCGAGGGCTGTCAAAACGTCTCGTGTCTGAGCAAGTTCTCCCTTCTTAGCGGCGATTTCTTGCTTGAGCTGATCACGTTTCTTCAGTGCAGGTTCTTTCATCTTTCTATTAAGATAATTTGCTTCCGCAATATCGAGCTTAGCGCAAATCTTCTTAAGGATGAACATAGCGTTTCTGAAGTTCTTGAATTCCAAATCTTCATCATTAAGAATCTTACCGTTAAAGATTAATTCAACATCAGTCTTAATCTTTTCGATTTCAACCAACTTATCTTCACTTAATGTCTGAATTACGCTAGTTACTGCCTGCATAATCTTTTCAACATTGAACTTTACCTTTGCGGACGGTTCATCAGACAACGTTACATCATCTGGATTACCTGTTCCCTGGTTAAATTCCGGGTCGTCTTCGTGAGAATCATCGTCGATTGGAGAAGTTTCCTTATCGTCATCGCCTTCAGAATTACCGTCACTGTCTTCACTACCAGCACCACCGTTGCCACCACCAGCACCGCCACCAGCGTCATTTCCACCGCCAGCATTATCGCCAAACGGGTCTCCACCGGCGTCGCCACCACCACCAGCATCACCAAACGGATCACCACCAGCATCACCGCCAGCGTCGTTAGAAGCTGATGCAAATGGGTCATCTTCTTCTGTAATTATCTTTCCCGGTCCCTCATAATCTGATTCTTCTGTCAAAAAACTTGTAAAACTAGATGCTTCATCAAGTTTAATTGGCTCAAATTGAGAATCCAGGATATCTTTTAACTTTTTCATAAGCATTAATCCTTAGTTATTTCTTAAAAATTTCCTCAAGTCTATTCTTGATTATCTCTTTATTTATACTACGAATATTTGAACATGTTAAATAATTGAAAAAAGCTCTAGCAGCTTTTGTATTTTTCTTCGTTAAAAGCTCAAATAATCCAAATTTATCTTCATTTATGAGTAATTGCACCATTAATTCCATTAAATCTGTCAATCTGTCTACTGTGCAATCACGTTCCTCTTCTGCATTATTCTTAAACATCTTATTAAAGTGTTTTTGCAGAAATTCCTGTCTATGATCTATCCTATAATATATTGAAAATAACATTATTCCCCTTACGATAAATCAAAGTCAGGATGTTCAATCTTGGCTGTTTCTAAATTCAAATCTTTCATTATCTTAAACTGTTCTTTCGAGTCAAATATATACGTATTATTCTGTGTAATCTGACCAGGTGCTGCAGGATTCTTACCAGCAAGACGCTTTTCAGCAAGTCGTTCTTTACTAGCTAATGCCTTTTCTTTAAACTCTTCAGCAGATTCAATAACCTGGTAATCCGTAAGGTCTTTACTTAATTCCTTAAGTTGAGCTACATTTTCTCGAACAGATTTAGATAATGTTGCATATACAGCATACATATTCGGAGTTCCAGCACCGTTAAGAATCATCTCTTTCATAGATTCCATAACTTCGCGGTCCGATGCGATTAAATCTTGTAATTCAGCTTTAATATATTCTTTATCTTCAAGAGTATATTTCTGTGTAGCTATACCTTCACGAACTTCTTCTATCTTTTCATTCGCTTTATCAATAACTGAATTAACAATAGGCTCTGCTTCGTCTATGTTAAATTCTTTTTTCAAATTATCAAATACACTCATATCTAATTATAAAATATAGTAAATTATTTATAACATAGGACGCTTAATAATTAATTCCGATTTCTTCTTCCGAAATCACCTTAAAAATATAACCGTTCGCATTACACCATTTTCTTGCAGCTGTCCACTTAGAATTATTAATTCTAAGAACTTTACAACGTTCCTGCCAAGAATTTATCGCTTTCTGTGTTTTTGTTTTTGGGGGTTCGGGGAAAATAACCTCACCATGTTCGTCAAGTCTTGCGATTTGACATTTTGGTTTTACTTCTAATATATATTTAACTACTTTTCCGGTATTTTCACGACATACGAAATAAAAATCAGTTATATACGTATGCTGTTTACCATCTACTTCAGAAATATATGGTATTTTTAATACTTCAGAACCCCATTCTAAAACAGATTCATACTTATCACAGAATCTCATAAACTTTAATTCCCAGCTACTACGATATGTAATTGCTGGCTTATTGCCTAATTTACCATTTGTATTAAGGCATTTTTCAGGATGCTTCGGATAATAGTTTCCCTGTGTATATGTTTTTGCAAATATTGACACTTACCAACCTTTAAAATAATCATAGTATTGAGTTTCATCTTTGATTTTTTCTGGGTCATTATATCCATCATTATATTGTTGAGCCGGGAAATCACCAGTTACCTTATTGTTTATCTTCAATGGGTCATTGATATTATACTGCTCATGTATATCTTCCTGTGCAACTTTATAAATTGGATCTTCCCTATTAGACAATGTTGGATCATTTGTATTAATTGTCCATTTGTCATCCATGTAGACTTTTAATGTCAATGTATACGTATGCTTTGCCAAACCAAATGCTTCACTCCAATACTTAACATCTACAATTCTATAAAATGTATTATTTGCTTCTATGTAAATAATATCACTAATTTTTGGTTCTGATTCTGGATTAACTTCTGGCGTATTCTTATCATATCCGCCATAAGTAGAATAGTAGTTAAATGCTCCAATAGAAGCATACATTGTAACTACATCTTCTCCCCAAATACCTTGTAACTGATATGTTCTTACATTTGGAGGTAATGATTCAACATATCCCATAAAATACCAGCTACGTTCGATAATTCGTAATGGGTCTTCTCCATAAAGCTTATCTCTCAAAAGATTTTCAGATACTTTATAATATGAACATTTAATGCCAAATAAACCGTATGCACCATCAGTCAACTCATCGACTGTTCCTTCTTCGTTGTCACATACGATATTATCCTTGTCATCTTCCAATGCTTTTGTAGAAGAACAAAGCCATGGATAAATTGAAATGTCTGTTACCTTATTAGCCATATATTATTTATCATTACTTTAAAGACACAATACCGTTTTCAGACCACTGAACATTAACTTTATTATCTCTTAAATTATAAGTTTTCGGTAAATCTATATAGCAGAATGGTATAGCATTGCTATAATCTCTTGGAAATAACTTATAAGTTGGAGTCATAAACTTAATATCTTTACCAATGGATTTTAGTTTTTTCTGTAATGTACTTTCATAGTATAATTTTCCCTCATAATTATAAAGTGGAACTCTTGTGCCATTATACCATGTAATTAATAAAGCACCACCAACATAACTATTTGAATTAGTTTGAACAATATCAAAGTCTTTATCGGTTGTTCTCATATTAATTTTATCTTCTATAACGAAATCTTGTTTTACATCAAAAACATTATAATCTGAAGCAGAAAATCCTGAACAAAAATTATAATCTGATTCGAAATAGTCTTTACAATAGTCTTTCCATTCATCGACTAGTTTCTTATCAGTTAATTTTGTTATATCAAAACCATTTATCCTATTTAATACATTATTTGATTCTTTTGAATTGAACGTATCATCTACATAATAATCAAAATTTGTATAACAAGTATCTCTTTTTAATGGTGTTTTAACAGGAGCATCATATTTAGAAAATAAATATGCTGAAGCTGGAATATCTAACATTTCTTGATATGATGCTGTAGCTGGTAAATCATCTTCTTTTGATACATTTTCAATACTAAACTGACCAAGATTTGATAAATAAACGGCACTAATTTTATTCATATTAAAATTATCGCCTTTATTATTATTAGAATCACAGAATATATTAGTGATATTACGTAATCTTAAATCCTTATTATTCTCAAAATTTTGATTTTTATAGCAAAACCACAAATCAAAATTTGTTGGCTGATAGATTTCATCTTTTGAATATCCATGTAACAAAACATTATATACAAAACTATTGAATATTTTATTTTTGTTTGCCATATTAATCAATCTCCAACATTAAACCTGAAACACCAGTGCCATAATTAGAATTAATCATACCATTATTTTTTGCAATATTACTTAATTCATTATAATTTATTGTAGTACTTGGCTGACTACTTAATGACCAAGTTGTACCTTCAGCACATTCACCAAGGCCAACATCTATATACATAACTGGATTTAATTTACTATCCGTTACATATAATCCCTGGAAATCATCAGCAGAAAATCCACTTAACTCTAATGAATCTTTTTCTAATAGATATCCACGAATTGTTTCCTGATTTAAGGTTTTACCAATATTAAACACATTTGGATAATATAATATATTACCATCTGTTGGATTGGCTATTCCAGTGTTATCCTTATTATAGAACCAGAAACCTGCTTTATTGTTATTTGTATTATATTCAACAAAAACACTAATACCAGTTTTACCTAAATTATTATACATTTGTTCTTTTTTATAACTAAACTTATAAAAATCGGTTTCGTATGTCGGTTCTTTAGAATCTGCTATATTTTTATCTAAAATATTACCAAAGTCTGGATTTACTGCTGATTTAGTAAACTTTTTATTAAATATTTCAACCCAATTAACAGCATCTGGATTTTTCAATTCAATACCATTATATGGCATTGGTGCACTATTTAATAAATTATTGATAAATCTACCTTTTTTATTAAATGTATACCAAGGCTTAGGAAGAGCATATGTACTATAAGGTGTATATATTAATGATTGAACCACTGATTGATATTTATTCTTAAATAATGAAGCTGCACCGAAATAGTCATATCTATAATGGACTCCACCTTCCTCTTCTTCCGCGTCACTTGTACCAACGTAATTATAATCAACTAATTCATTTTGCCAGTTCCATTCTTCTTCTGGTAAATGATTTAACGGTACTGCTGACATATTAGCTACAGCGTCACCATAATCATCAGATAATTCTGCATAGCAAGGATATTTATATGTATCGTCTGCTGATATCCAATCTTCATCAGTAACATATTCTCTTGATGAAACATAACCAGTAGCAGCTTCTGCAGTATTTGTCGTTCCTTGTTCAGGATGGTCAATCATTTCAAATTTCTTTACACCATCATATATTCCCCATTTATAACCAGTTAATGTCTTAACTGTAACATCTGGAACAATATTTGGTTCTCCCCAATCAATTTCATTAGTTTTATTTGGAACATAATCTTCTTTAAAACCACGGAAATAATATGTATTATATTCTATATGTTCTATTTTAAAATCTAATGAACCTCCTGTCTGCATATTGTCAATTTGATGTGCATTTTTTTCTTTCTTTGCGGCATCATAAGCAGCTGCATATATACTATGAAATTTACCATAAGGCGGATGTAAAGTATAAGAATCAGTTCTATAATCAAAAGGCTTAGGATCAAATGGAAGTACATACCAAAGATATGAATCATCATTTGGTTCATCTGTATAATCTACATAAAATACAAAACCAGATTCAGCACCACCAATATTATCTCTATTAAATTTATCTTTAAATTTAATTAGAATGGTCTCTGAAGATTCACCATCATTTACAGTTACTGTATTATGAATACCTTGTCGATAACCTCTACCAACACCAACTTGTATTGTATATAAATCAGAAATTTTCTTATTTTCTGGAATAGGTACTTTTGTAAATGGATAATATTTAAATGCTTCACCTTTAATTGTTGCTGATACCGCACTAACACCCAAACTTACATGTTTTGAATCATATAATAAATTTCCACCCCAAGTAGTCATACTATAACCTGCATCATATGATGGTTCAGCTGCAGTAAGTACTATATAATTATATGAATCTGGGTCTATTAAGTCAGATATATTTTCTTCCTCTGATTGTTCTACTGTTACTGTATTAGGTATAATATACAAATCAGAACCAAAATACGGATATGTAGTTAAATACTTATTTCCATCATAATGTCCAGTTTTTGCAATAGCTGTTGTATTTTGATATGCTTGGTCACCTGCATTAAGATGTGCTACATAATCAGGACAGGTTGCAGTAAATATTAAATTTTTATTTGCATCATAAACATTACATTCGGCTAATGTTATACCTGCAGCAGCTGGAACTGTTGTAGCAGTAAATGGATTGTCTATTATTCTATCTGGTGTATCATTAATAATTATATTATTATTCCAAATAACTAATTTACCAGCTATTTTTGTTATATCTAAATCAAAATTTTCACCTGCTGTTATATTTAATCTATCTACAACACCACCAGCTATACCATCGCCTTTCATATCACCATATGCTGGCATTTTATATTGTTCTGCCCAATATACAGGTGCATTAGTAACGCCCGGTAAATCACATTCTGTATTTATTGACCAGAAATTTGGATCTGTAATTGGTGCAGCTAATTGCTGATCTATTGTAAATAAACCAACTCTATTAAATTCTTTATATACATCATAATAATTATAAGTATAACCATAAGTACCAACTCCAGGAACAAAGCCCATTGATACTACAGCTGTAGCAGGATTAGCTTTATTTACTGGTGACGAACCTTTATTTGGGAACGGTGTTTGTAATAAAGAAGGAATAGTTAAATATGTCGGTTTTATTTCCGGGAATAATGGGGAAGATACACCTAACATATTTGATGCACCTGCTGGTAATACAGAACACTGGCTAGTTGTAAGTTTAGTTACTTCAGAAACTAAATCTGTAGATTCATTATATTGGAAAATACTATTGCTAATTAATATACTTCTAACAAGAGGATTATTAATATCATTTATTGCAGTTCCATCGCCATTTATATCCCACAAGTTTGAAATATTTGTAGAATTATATTCAACCATGGCAGCAATACCGCCATAACGGTTCATGAAATAATAATCATCATATTCTATATCACCAGTTTGCTTATTAAAAACCACAGCGTTTTTATTTACGAAATTTGAAGATACACTATCTAATTGAGTAGATTGGAAATTACCTACAACTAAAGAACCAATTATACCACCAATATTTTTTATGCTTTTTTGTGGGAACCAATAATCATCATTATCTATATAATTACGCAAATAATATGTATATTTTCCAGTATCTTTTAATACGCCAGTTGTTAATAAGTCATCAACTACTATATTTGAATATACTGAATCTATTCTACCTTGGCACTGTTTTCCAATAATACCTCCCATAAAACCTACAAATGTTCCAGAAAGATATATTTGTGCATTAACATTTACATTATGAACTTCATTATTATTAACTCCTATTAATGGAGATACATAATATGCAACTCTATTTTGCTGTGACAATTTTATAGATGTATCAAAATAGTGTGCCCATTCTATAGAGCTACCACCATTTCCTGTATTATTTGTGGTGTCCCAAAGAATTAATCCTAATGTACTTATTGTAGGTGATTTATATGTTGGATTATTATTATTAAATCCCATATTTGTTTGAGCAACAATATTTCCATCATAGAATAAAATATTTTTTCTATTAACTGGCGCAGTATAATGCATAAAATAGCCGCCATTAGGAGCTGCTAATCCTTCCCAATAATACCATTCTATTGGAGATTGTCTATTAGGTTCAATAATCTTTCGTTCATCAAAAGTATCAGTTACAAGTAATTCAGTACTCCAATATTGATTTATTAATCCTAAACCATTAGTTTTATTATATCCTGAATATGTAGCAAATACGCCTTCATTAAAATAACCTAAATATGGAATAATATTACCAGGATTATTATAACAATAATAATCTGGATAATACATATAAGAATCATAAGCAACTAAATTGTCTGAATCAATTGCTTGACCTTTTGATTTAGTTGAATACATTTTTGGTAAGAAATTATTAAAAATAATCTTACCATCCATTCTAATGTTTCTTATTTTACCATTATTTTTACCACATAAGAATCCAGCAACGACATCGGTGCCTTCTCTTACAAGATGGTCTAAATTTATTTCTTTATTAGATTGAATTATAATATAACCAGCAACATCAACAGAATCAATCCAACCAGAAGTTCCTAAATATCCAAATATACCATTTGTTTCTTTTGAACATAATAATTTTATATTTTCAAACTTATAACCATTACCAAAGAATATACCTTCGTATGGTTGTGCTGGATTAGAACCAATCGAATAATCGATTGTCTTCATTCTGTTATTATCTAATAAATTATATAAAATTATATTATCATTTTCATTTGAAGAAATATCAGAACCAATATTATCGCCTAATACAATATTGATTTTATTATCATAAATATTACTATTTACTTTATTTGCACACCACTTTAATTCTTCACTCGTTCTAACAAAATAAAAGCCTCTACCTATACCTCTTTTTCTATTACCATTAATATCAACTTCTTCACCTATTTCTCTATAAAATAAATTACCTTCTACAAAAAATAATTTTTTTAAATGTTCTTGATTTGGATATCTTTCAATTAAGAAGTCAATAGATTTTTCATCTATATATTCTGGTTCTGATGGCGTATCTGTTTCTTGCATAGCAACATAATTGTATTTCGTTGGAAATACAGTTGCTTGATAATTTTCCCATTGTTTTTCCCAAGTAGTTTTATTTTTTTGCCATTCTTCAAAAACATATTGTGGGCAAAATGCGGAAAAATCAGCCGAAGTTTTAAAATAACGTAAATTATCTTCAAAATCATCAACGAATTTTGTATTAACCGGCCAAAACTGCCAAGTATCTTTATTTGGCACATCACCATTTATCAATCTATATTTGAAGTTATTAAAAACAAACGAATCCATATTTTACCACTTTTTAGCGTAATCAACACGCTCTATTGTTTCTGTTGTTACTACTGGACGATTAATCGTAAACGAACATTTTAATGAATTTTCTTTATTTATATTATGCTGTTCAAATGATAATGATGAATCTAACATATTATTATAATTAATTACAACAGAATTATTACTTTCAGTAATATTATATTCTCTTAACCAATCTTTTTCGATTGTTTTATCTCTACCATCACCAAAGAAATTAGCACATGTTTCATTTAACCATGCATTTGCTGTTTTTGCATTATCACCTAATAAATAGGTTCCACCCATATATGAATATCCATCAGTGGCTTTATCATATTGTTTTCTAAATTTCCATAATTCTTGTCCATCGCTACTATGAACTTCATAATGATATGGTGCACCATTATCTGAACGAATTGATAAACTACCGCACAATCCAATTTCACCTGTTGGTAAACGCCATACACTAGGTATACCGGTTGTTATTGGCACTCTAGAATTTACTTGCGTATATCTTCCTAATGCTTCATCTGCACCTTTAGATGCAACATTTTTATATGTTCTACTATAATAATATGGGCTAGAACTCCATCTATTTGTAATAAATGTATCTGATTTATTAATTGTATATTTTACTGTTTTTTGTAATCTTATTAATTTAACTACTTGTAAATAACCTTGTTGATAAAAATAATCTCTTAATCCAGCGCCACCAACCCAATTACCATCTTCATCAGTATTTATTGCTTGACACCAGCCACGGTCTAATATAACAAGATTATTTGCTAAAGCTTTATCAATAATAGGTTGTTGAATTTTCTTTATACCATATTTATCTACAAAGTTAACATTAGAAATTGCATTTGGATCACCAACTACAAAATTAGGAATCATTATCCAATTATCTTTTCCATTCCAAATAGATAATGTAATAGAACTTGAACTTTCATTATCACAACTGTAAATAAATCTACACCAATTTTTAATATCATCTAACCAGAAATATGAGTCATCATCTGGTGTACTGACATTATTTGGATTAACATAATAAAATCCTTGTTGGTTATTATCTAAAACATAAGTCGTATCTTTTAATGACGCATAATATTCATATGGTGGAATAAACGTTTGTGACGCAAGAAGGTCATCTACGTCATCTATTGTATTTTCTTCTGTATTATTACTTTCTGATAATACATTTGGCTTTTCATTATACGTATTAATTTTCGCAGTAAATTGTCTTTCTGGAAAATTGTTTGTCAAGTCAACATTAATTGTCATATATATATTTATATAGTCTTTTTTGTGAATTTTAATATGAAAATAGCCGGTTTAGACCTTTCCATATCGTCAAGTGGAATAATTATCGAAGAAGTTGACGAACAATTTAACATAAAAAATATAGAACGTCACGGGTTTACAACTGTGAAGAAAAATTCTATATTAGAAAATATTGTCTTTTATAACAAAGATAATTTTACAAATGATTATCAGCGATATCAGTTTTTATGTGATAACATTGTAAGCTGGTGTAAAGACTGTGAATATGTTGCAGTTGAAGATTATGCTTATTCTATGTCTGGTGCAGCTGGTATGATTTTCTCATTAGCTGAATTTGAAGGTAATATTAAATTAAGCTTATTTAGAGAAGGTTGTAAATTACGTTTTTATACCCCAAACCAAAATAAGAAATTCTTTTCTGGTCGTGGAAATGCGGATAAAATCGGAATGAGAGATGCTCTAATTGAATGGCCTGAAATAAAACCAGACCTTTCTGATTTACCTGTTGTAAAAAACGGTAAACAAGGAAATTCTCCTACTTCTGATATTATTGATGCTTATGCATTGTGCGAATTTTTAAGAAAAGAATTAAAAATCAGAAATAATATAGAAAAAATGGAATTTCAAGATAAGCATATTATTGAATGCTTTACTACTGAAACCAAAGAACATCCTAAAGGTTTAATTAATTCTGATTTTTATTATAAATAATATTGAGGTATTAAAATGAAGCAGATTGTAAAAGAATCTATTGATATTTTAAGAAAATGCGGCTATATTGTCGAAACTATGAATACTATCGGTGATTCTGATGATGACATTGACGGTGATCGTTATGACGGAAGACCACTTAAGATTACTGTTGGCGGCAAATATTCAGGAACAGACTACAAAGACTGGATTAGTACTGTACGTGAAGCTGTTTGGGATTGCTGTTGTGGCTACGATATTTCAGTTGAACAGTTCAACCAGTTCATGGAAGAACATACTGATGACATCGAAGATGCATGGATTGTTAAGAAATGGCCTAAGGAATTCGGTAGAACTTTGTTCAATAGGTATTTAGATGAATTTAATATTGCTGGTGAAGAACAAGAAGATTTTCAGCCGATTGAAGATGTAAAACCTGATAAGTTCCAACGTAACAAGAATAAATTTAACCGTAATTCTAGAAAGCGTTCGCATCATAGCTTTGATGAATTTGACGTTTAATAAGGATAATCTATGGTAAGTAAAATATTTTTAGACATGGACGGTGTTCTGTGTGATTTTCGTGGTCAATGCGAAAAATTTCAATGTATTAACGGGACGAAGGTCGACTGGGATATAGTTCATAATGGTGGAACTGATTTCTGGGAAACTATTGAATGGCTTACCGAAGGTAAAGAATTCTTTAAATGGCTTGTTAAACTTTGTAAGCAACAAAATATTGACTTATTTACTCTTACAGCTGTAAAATCAACTGATGGTAAAATTGGTCGTATGAACTGGATGCGTAAAAACTTAGGTCTTGACAAGCATCATTTAATTATTGTTAATAATGGTAAAGAAAAAACATATTATGCTGATTCTGAATCTTTATTAATAGATGACTACAAGAAAAATTGTGATATGTTTATCGAAGCTGGTGGTCAGGCAGTAAAATATGATACACCTCGAAAAGCTCGAGAAGATATACTTGGTATTTTAGGAGCATAAAAATAAAACCGGTTTTTAAACCGGTTTTTTATTATCCATTTTTAATTACATATCGTTGAATATTCGGTGCAATTCGAATACTCTGTGTCAATGCTTTATCAAGACGTCTGGAGAACATATTACCAAGACTTTCATCAGCAGCAACAAGTTTCTTATAGAATTCAACTGCATCTTGCCATTCTGGTAAAGCTAGTAATTCTTCTTCTTCATATTTGTCTTCATCTGTCATTCTCTTAGCAATCTTTTTAGCAACAGAATCAACAATCTTCTGAACCATTTCATCTGTAAGCTGAACATCGGATTTCATATTATATCCCTTCTGCATATCCTTTGAGAACATAGACGTATTTGCAGATTTACTGGTATAATTAGAAGATGTTCTAGCATTAAATTCGCCAGCCATTGCATTTGTAATCAAACCTAATGAAAGAGCAACTCCAACAATCCATTTTGGTAAACTTACTTCATTAAGAACTAAATATCCATGTTCTTTTGCTATTGCAATAGCTTCTTCTAATTTTTCTTTTTCGAGTGTAGGACCTACATTTTTATTAAAAAATGACTTAAAATCTTCTTTTGGAAGGGTTTTGAATATTTCTTCTGGTTTTTTCTTCATTTTAAAATTCCTTTACTTTTATATTATTTATAAATAATGATAGTATGGCATCGACTCAATATGCATCTGAATTTTCCCGTTTATTTGGTGGTGGATGTTCAGTCTCAGGAAAAGACTGGAATGCGCCTAGATATTTTGACGGTATAGATAATGACTGTTATAAGGCAGAAGCTGCACTTGTAAGTTCTCTTACTAGTGAGGCTTATGGAAATTTCGGTTTTGAAGTTCAATATTATTTGAAAAGTATAGAAACTGATAAAGACCAATTATATGGCGAAGACCCATTGCATAATGTAGAACGTAGATTTAAATTGCAATTATATACAAGCAATATTCCTACAATGCAAAAGAACTACGAGCTTCAAGGTATGGTTTACCAGGAACTCATAAATTGTCAATGCACAATACAACATTTTTATGAAGCTTCCCAATTATCATATCCAGATATGCAAAGTATCTATGAGCCGGAAGTTCCAAAAATTGGCGACATTGTATATGTCGAATATTCAGATACTTATTATGAAGTCGTAAACGTAAAAGAATTTGCTGAGTCTTCTACATTCTTGGCAGTTCCAATGACTTATACATTCATACTACGTGTTTGGCGTAATAATCATGAGTTCGTTGACGAACAGAATGTCAATCCAGATAAGATGGACGAATTCAGAAAATATGCTGAACTTGCAGAAACATTCAATCTCGATACTTCTACATCAACTACTGATAAAACAAGTGAAGTATCTCATGAATCTGATATGTTAGCAACAAATGAAGATGTAAAGAAAGATGTAGATAAAAACAATAAGCCGAAAGATAACGTAAATAGTCATGTTGTCTATAAGTCTGATGAAATTAAAGAAGACAATCCGGCATATTTTGATCCTTTCGGAGGCTGGTAATTTATGGGTCTTTTAAATGTTTATCAAATGCGTACAATGCGTCCATATATCAATTACAGATTCAAATGTAATATATGGCCATTTGACGGTGGTTTTGTAAATAGTAATCCGTATTATGAATATACTATTAAAAAAGTAAAATTACCAACATTTAAATTAAATACAGAAAATAAAATATCATTTGGTAATACAGCTTTTGTTATTCCTATTATTGACTTTGGTGATACATCATTAGATATTACTTTTGAAGAAGATGATGTTATGAATGTATTTGAATTGCTATGTGGTTTCTATGGTAAAGATACATATAAATCAGCAAAAATGCAATTAGTCTGTGTAAAAATCGACCAGTTTGATGAAACAATGATAAATCTAGTCGACTCAAAATTATACTTATGTAGAATGAAAGAGTTTTCTCAGCCAAGTTTTAATAACAATGGTCGTGGTGCACCTGTTGAAATTACTGCATCATTTAATGTTGTTTATATTTATCAAGGTGATGCTAGCGAAAGTGGTTTTGATTATAATTATAAAAGCGATTCTATAACTCGCCCCGAAGATAATAATGAAAAATACTTCGAAGAAGAAATGAAAAAGCAATCCAAAACTGCAGAAGAATTATATAAAAAGAAAGAAGAAGAACAAAAACAAAGAATGCTTAAATATGTTCAAGCAGGCTATGAAAAATATAAACCTAAAGCTCTTGAAAAATTAAAAGAAAAGAAAACAGAAGAATCTAAAAAAATACTTTCTGAAGGTAGCGATTTATTAAAAACATACGCTAGTGGTTATTCTTTATTAAAAGATGGTGTTGATTATTCTAAATCAGATGCTAAATATGTAGGAAATGATTTACTTTTATTCAGTGAAATGTTCAATGTAGATTTAAGTGATGGTGTAGATGACAATGAACGTGCAAGAATAAAAGAAGGTATAGCTTCTACTCGTAAAGACCTTGCTAAACGATTAAAAGATGAAGGCAGAACTGATGCAGAAATAAAAGAATTTTTTGATAGTGATGCTGGTAGATTTTTATCAAATGAAGTTGCTGAAAATATAGTAAATACTGCTGTTGCTTATGGCCAAGCTCAGCAAAATATTGATTTGTTAAATAATGCGGAAAATGTTGTAGATCTTGAAGCAAATTTAAAAACTATATATGGTGATAATTTTGATGATGTATTATTACGTGAAGAAATGAATTTAGATCTTGAAGCTAGTAAGACTCCTGATTTAAGCCATACTGCTCCTGGAAAACAATTAGAAGCTACTGGTGCATATGGTGTTAAAAATATTACTAAAGAAAAACTTATGGGCGTTGCTAAAGCTGAATTCCTTGGAACTAATAAAGCTGGTAGACCAGAAGGTCCAGTTGATCTTGTTTATATGAACTACCATGATGGTGGTGCTCAAAAAGGTAACTTCGGTATGGGTAATACTCAGAAATATCTTGAAAATCTTGGATTAGGTTCTGAGAAATTTACTATGATTAATACTACTACTAAAAAAACATATACTGGCACATTACAAGAACTTACTGATGTTATGAAAAGTGCAGGTGATTGTGCTAATAGCACAGCATCAGTATGGAAACTTGATGAAAAATCTGCAAAACGAATTGAACAAGTTTCTATGGGTCATGTAGCTGATGCTATGATGAAAAGTATTGATCCTGAAATTCTTGGTGCAATGGACTATGTAACTCTCGGCGGCGTTGCTCATATTGAATATGGTTCTGGTGGTTCATTAACAAGACTTGGTAGTTATCTAAATGAACATAAAGAAGAAGTCATTGAAGAACTCAAGAGAAATAATGGTCAATTCTCTGATGAGTTTGTTAATGAAATGATGAAAGATAGACGTGTCAGAAATTCTCTTTATGTTGAATGGACTGTCAAGGAAGGTGTACATAAAGGTGAAAGAAATTATGCTGATAGAAGAGGCCGCTTAACAGGTAAATACGGTTACGGACATGGAACTAAGTAATCGGAACTTTCAGAATATTGTTTACATTACTTTACAATTTTTTAAATTTTTACTATAATTGCTTCCTGACATGCTAAAGTCTAATTCCTCGGAGCGAAGCTCAACTCAATGTAGTTGTCGGTAGAGGGTTAGCCATCAAGAATATGAGAACAATATTCTTTATCCACGGATGACCAGGTTTTTACTGGTGATGCAACGTTCAGTGAAGTATAATCTAGCCAATTATACATACAGCCGCCATGGCATGATAAGATGTAGCCGGAGTACAGGATGACCACCCCGTAAGCTTATCAATAAGTCCCACAGATTCGACGACGGAATATAATCCGAAGTTTTGCCTGTTTCCTTAAATAGGCTTGATCTCTCAGAACAGAATATTTTAACGTGTGTAAGTATAAAATACTTTATAAATAGATTATAAAAGTTTATTATTAAATGAGGTGAATATATGAAGTCTGAAAAGCTAGATTTAAACAATATTAATGCTGGTAATTTAGGTTCATTAATGGAAACATTAAGAAATGAACCACCAAAAGGATCGGTATTATTAGATAAATATCTATTACCATCAAGAGGTAAATTCTATCCAAATGATATCTATCTTAAGAAATTAAATACATTAAATATTAAGAACTTAGCTACATTAAATGAACAGAATGTAAATAATATTATCAATGGTGTTATTACATCTTGTGTATGGGGTATGGAACCTAATAAGATTCTTACTGGTGATAAGATTTGGTTAATTTACTATCTTAGAAGCATTACATATAATGACTTACCGTTTACAGTAAGAGGTTCTTGTCCTAATTGTGATAATATTTGTAATTATAAATTTACTTTAAGGGATCTTGTTGTTAGTTATCTTGACAAAGAAATTCCTGAATATATTGAACTTCCAAATGGTGACAAGATTACAATCACGTTCCCGACAATTAGCACTGATGCTGCTGTTAATCGTTTAAAGAATGACCAACAGATTATTATTGATATTAACCCAGAACTTCTTGAAATGGCAACATATATTTTAAAGGTCAATGATAAGACAATGACTCTTTATGATGCTTATGAATATATTATCAATATTTCTGGTATGGATTTCAGCGTATTGACAAATGAAATGAGTGAATTTATTTTCTCTGCAAAGCCGATTGGTAAATTTACCTGTCCTAAGTGTGGTGAAGAAATATTACTTCCAGTTCCATTCACTCCATCGTTCTTCTTGCCGAAAATTAAGTAATTTTAAATAAATTCTAGCTAAAAGGTATCTTTACAGATACCTTTTTTATTATAAATAACATGTATGGCAAATTTTAAAGAATATCTCGCACAGGAATTGAATAAGACTACTGACGAGAAAGTGAAGACTACGCGTATTATAAAGGAATCTAATGATACTTCTTTAGACGACGTGGTAAAATCGTTGAAACCTGAAATATGGACTGCCAGAGAAATAAAAGGTGTTAAGTTTTTATTCTTTGGTGGTAAAATGTTAAACATTACCGAGCTTAAAAAAGAAATAGATAAACTGTATAGACAAAAAGGCTATGCAGGTTACGGTTTTGCAAAATTGACCGAAAGTGACCTTGTAAGGTATACAAAAGTAAAAGATATCATTATCAAGTGTTTTTCTGTAGAATATGGTGTAGAATTAAGTCCAGTAACTGTTGCCAACCAGTTATTTACTAATGAATTGAAAGAATTCGCATGGAAGCCAGAGGAATATTAATATGTACCCAACAAACAAGCTTCTTGAAGTAAAACCACTTGTCGATATTAGCATTATACGTGAAACTTTGACAAGAATTGGTATTGTAGATAAGAAACAGAAAAAGATTTATCAATCTTGCCATTTAATTGAACAGTTTGATACTTTCTATTTAGCACATTTTAAGCAATTATTTGTAATGTCACGTTCTAAAAATGGCTTTCCAGGATTTGGAAATGTCAGTATGGAAGATATAGATAGACGTAATTCTATTGCATTCCTATTAGCTAAGTGGAACATGATAAAGATAATAAAACCAGAAGAAATTGACCCACATAATACAAGAGTAGATGTTGTTTCTCATAAAGACGCTGGAGAATATGCAAAAATTCGGAAGTTTAACATAAATAACCTTAATTACAATTAAAAATTTATAAATAATATAAAATAACAATAATTTTTTAATAAGAGGGTTTTAAAATGAAACTAAACGAAGCTAAATATATTCTCGAATCCACTGGTTTTACAGTTAAGAATACAGAATCTTCATTCGATAAGGCCGTAAGTTCCCTTATGGAATCTATGGAAGCTCGTAATGCTACTGGAACAAAAGCATATTCCATTCTTTCTGAAATGGCACGTTTCCGTGGTAAGTATGTTGATTCTTTCGCTGGTCTTGAAGACGCTGGCACTGTTTCTTTGAGTGTCGGTCGTGGCGGCGAAACTAAGGAATTTGGTGTTGCTGAAGGTGCATCCAAGGTTGAAAATGACTTTAAGTCTGCTAACAGTAAGGGTTGTTCTCAGGACGCAGCTACCAGACTCGCTGCTAACTTCGAAAGTGTTCTCGCTGCAATGCCAGAAACTGCAAACCAGGCTTATGTTGCAGAATTGAATAAGGAATTGAACTACATTAATCAGTGCCTTGATGCTGGTGATGGTATTCCTAAGGGTGGTTGGACTGCTGAAGGTCTTGCAAGAACTACTCACTCTCGTGATGATAGTGCTTTGGACGCTAAGGACCTTATCAAGAAGATTAATAACTCCATTACTTCTCTTAAGAAGGGTGGTAAGAACTATGACCTTATCAAGAGCCGTATCGACGCACTTGCTGCAAGAAGCGACGAATTGACTGCTGAAGAAAATGAAAAGGTTATGGACCTTTATACTAAGCTTGATATTGCTAATGAACAAGGTCAGACTAGAGCTGTTTCTAGCGGTAAGATTGCAATCTTCAAGAAGAATGATGGTGTTGCTGACTTACGTATTACTGCTAAGCTCAACCATAATGGCATTCCGTTCACTAAGAACGAAGATGGCACATTCACAATCACTAAGAAGGTTTCTGAAGCTAAGGAACTCCTTGCTGATTACGGTACTTTCGTTGAACCGACTGCACAATCTGATTCTAACGAAGTATATGTAAGCTTCAATGATGATGAAACCGCTCAGATTGTTTTGGAAGATATCGGACCAGCTGCTGGTGTTGAACTTACTGCAACTGATGCTGTTTCCTTCTGTGTTAATGGTACTAAGGCACAGGTTAAGAAGTTCTTCAAGGACCTCGATACCAACGGTGTTGAATATACAATTAGTGATGCAGAGCCGCCTCAGGGTGAAACCGCAGCTGAAGCTGATGCAGAAGCTGAAGGCGAAATCGAAGAATCTTTTGATTATACCCTCACTCAGGCAGGTTTCTTGAGCAGAGACTAATAATCAAAAAGAATATAATTAAAAAGACTTAGATTAATTTCTAAGTCTTTATTTTTTATTTAAAATTTTAATTAAAATATGTCAAGTTTTTCAGCTAGTTCATTAATTTTAACCATTTCAGGGTCAGTTAATTCTCTTTCATTATCCAAGAGATAATTATACATTGTCTCAAGTTCGCTAGTAGGATATACATCACTACCATTTATTGTAGAATTAGCTTTTTCAACGAATTCTCTATACTTAGCCTTTACATCGTTACCGATTGTATTAGCTCTAGGAGTTCTTAACAAACCTGGTCTTGTAGTCGGTTGCTGTGTAGCTCTTTGCTTAATCTGATCAATACGTTTCTTAATATAACGTGCCATTTCATTTCTTGTATAATCAAGGCTTGAAGTAGCATGGAATTCTCTCTGATTACCGAATCCTTCAGAATTATCTTTAACTAAGAAATCAATACCACCGTTGAATACATCGAAATAACCACCGTTAAATGTAAGTCTTATACGTTTGAAGAATCTACCTTCACCTGGAACATCAAATTCTTGCATAGAAGTAATTCCAGGAATAGAAGACAATACATCCTTAAGAATTTCAGAACGGGTTTTACCAGCTCTTGCACGAACTGCAACTCTGGTTTTTTCTTCTTCTTTCTTTTCTCTGGTCTTACGGTTAGAACCAGAAGAGTGTTCAGATTGATAGCCTTGAACCTTATCAATAAGATGGTCTTTACCAAGTAAAGCTACAATCTTAGCACCAAGAGTTGCATTCTTATTGAACTTCTTTTCAACAGTTGCACTCTTGAAAGACATTTCAAATGGCCATTCGATTGTTTCTGTAAATTCTGTTTCACCAAGCTCATCAGCAAGGTTAGAAATAGACTTGAAAGCAATCATTACACCTTCGTCACTAGATGTTACCTTATAGTCCTTTGCGGGAATAGAATCGATATCCAGAGACGTTATTTCTGTTACGGGTGTGTATGTAAGGACTATATGCTGTTGCTCGTCCAGGAACTCCAAATCGAACGAAATATCGACAGTTAAAGGACTAATCTCAATAAGATTATTGTCTGTATCGAAATTAGCTGTCATATCAATATTAATATCTGCATTTTTAACATTTTTCTTGATATGTTCAATCATTTCATCAACTTCAATAAGGTAAGTATTATTACCTTCTTCTGTAATAGATTCAGAAAGCATATTAAATTTTACGAAGTCTTTGAAACTTTCATTAGCTGCAGTTGCTTCAAAACTCTTAACTGCATCATAAATATCACTTAGCTTATTAGCTCTAGCTATATCATCCTGGTCATATGCGTCAGAAATTTCATTTCTGCATTCTTTCAACCATTCGCGGAGCTCATTTAATGTCATTGTTGACGGTGTAACGTCTAAATTTAGCATAAAACCTCTCTTTCGTTTATATTATTTATAAATAATGTAAACAATCTTATCAAAATCAAGGAATCTTATGTTTATAAAAATGGGTGACACATTCAAGAAATTTGAAGGTTTTAAAAAACAAGCCTCAGAATCTGTTCATATTTATTTTGACAATTCTGAAATTACCTGTTCTTTAGACCACAGGTTTAAAGACGAAAATAATAATGATATCTATGCTAAAGACCTCAAAAGAGGCAGTATTGTTAAAAACAATACATTTGGCCAAAGCCTAGTCATACAGATTGAAAATGTCGGTGTAAAAACAGTATATACTCCTCTTGTAGTTGATGGAGAACTATATACAACGACTAACGGAATTATTCATCATAATTGTTCGTTCCTAGGTTCTTCTAATACATTGGTCAGCGGTAATATTCTTGAAAAATTAGTAGAAGCCGAACCCGTAGAAACATTATTTGAAGATTTAAGTTTAAACATTTATAAGAAACCTCAACCTGGACATTTCTATGTTATGGGATGTGACTGTGCTACTGGTGTTGGTGGTGACTATTCTTGTGCTCAGGTTATTGAGATTCGTTCCAAATATGAAATGGAACAAGTTGCTGTTTACAGGTCTAATGAAGTCAGAGTTGGTGAATATGCTCGTATAATTGACTATCTATCAAAGATGTATAATAACTGTTATTATATCATTGAAAATAACGACGTTGGTAAACAGGTTACTGAAGAAGTTTGGTATACTCTTGAAAATACAAACCTTATTAATACTGAAAAAGCTGGTAAAGGTTTAGGAACAAAAGCTGACAAACGTTCTAAGCTTGATGCTTGTATGGAATTAAAGAGAGTTATTGATGCTGAAATCTTGAAACTTCATGATAGTGTAACTATTGCTGAATTATCGAGATTTGAAGAACAATCTCCAAACGTTTTCGCAGCTGCAAAAGGAAACCATGACGATACAGTTTCTGCTTTATATTGGGCAGTATATGCAACAATGCAGCCTGAAATTGATATGGATAATATCAAGGTTAAAGAAGACGTCAAGATGGACGATATGAGAACAATCGATATGATGGCTGATGCATTAGAATATTCTAGTGATTTCTGGGGTGATTTTAAGTAATGGGTTTAGCAGCATTTAAAGATATTATACAACCAAGATTGAAAACGTTAACAGCATTTTCACCTCCTGGAGAATTTTATAGAATATTTGCTCAGTCATTGAATGATTGGTTTAATGTAAGAGTTCCATTGCAGTATGGAACAATTACTGGTATGGTAACTACTCCTGCTGCTGGTGCATCTTATCCTTTTACTGGTCCAATTATAAAGCCACAAGATGTTTCTTTACATTTGGATTGGAAAGTAATGAAAAGTTTTGAATTAACTGAAGAAATGATATATCCAAATATATTTAATTATATTGGAATGCAAATAAATACATATTTAAAAACTTGGGTTTCTATGCCACCTTTTGCTGTTATAGCAACTATTCCAAATATAGTTACAATTCATTTTATGAAATATGGTCGAGATTTTATTAATAGATTTAAATCAGAACCATTAGAAGACCCAAATGTGTTTAATGTTTTTTGGGAATTATTTGAAGAATATTTAAAAGATGCAATTCTTGCAACACCATCAGCATTTGGAACAGCAACAGGTGCAGCTCCAGGTGGTATGTTTAACGGTCAAGCAACAATTAAATTACTTGCAGAACCAGGGTGATATGAATAAAATTAATCAAACACATCATAATTATGATAATTTTAACTATTGGCAGATTGACGCAAATGAGCTACCGTCAAGAGGTAGATTATATCCAAAAGATTTAAAAATTAAGATACGTTCAATGTCAGTATTGGAAGTAAAATTCTTAGCAACATTATCTCCACTTAATTCAACGTCGATTT